CCAAAGAGCAATACTTCGGTCAGCTGGCTGACGTGACCTCCATGCCCAAGAATATGGGCAAGAAGATCAAGCGTTTCCACTACCTGCCCCTGCTGGATGACGCCAACATCAATGACCAGGGTATCGACGCCTCTGGTGCCACGATTGCCAACGGCAATCTGTACGGTTCCAGCAAGGACATCGGCACCATCTCGGGCAAGCTGCCTACGCTGACCGAGAACGGCGGTCGTGTGAACCGTGTTGGTTTCAAGCGTAAGGAACTGGAGGGCACCTTCGAGAAGTTCGGCTTCTTCGATGAGTACACCCAGGAATCCGTGGACTTCGACACCGATGCTGAGCTGCTGCAACACGTGAATCGTGAAATGCTGGCTGGCGCCAGTGAGATCACGGAAGACGCACTGCAGATCGACCTGCTGACCTCGGCAGGCATCGTGAAGTATGCAGGTGATGCCACCTCCAATGCCACCATGGGCGAGAACGATCTGGTGACCTACGGTGACCTGATGCGCCTGTCCATTGACCTGGACAACAACCGTACTCCGAAGCACACCAAGGTGATTTCTGGTACCCGGATGATCGACACCCGCACGATCCCGGCTGCCCGTATCGCCTACATGGGCTCGGAGCTGTTGCCCACCTTCAAGGCCATGAAGGACCTGCACAACAACCCCGCTTTCATCGAAGTGCATAAATATGCAGCTGCTGGTGAGACGGTGCGTGGTGAAGTGGGTGCCGTGGACAACTTCCGCATCGTGGTGGTTCCCGAGATGGTGAAGTGGGCGGGTGCCGGTGCTGATGCTTCTGCATCCACCAACAGCTACGAAACGGCCAACAAGTTCGACGTGTTCCCCATCCTGGTGGTGGGTGATGAGTCCTTCACCACCATTGGTTTCCAGACCGATGGCAAGACCGTGAAGTTCAAGATCACCCACAAGAAGCCGGGCGAGGCCACCGCGGATCGCAACGATCCTTACGGTGAAACCGGCTTCATGTCGATCAAGTGGTACTACGGCTTCATGGCACTGCGCCCTGAGCGTATCGCGGTCATCAAGACCGTTGCCCGCCTGTAAGCAGGCATAGGGGAGGGGCTTCGGCCCCTCTCGCTTTACTTCGCAATTCCAAGGAACCGCAATGTCTGCTGACACCGATACCAATGCCCCCGAACAAGATGAGCTGACGGCGCTGAAGGCCCGTGCTGATCTGCTGAAGATTCCCTACCACCCATCCATTGGTGTGGAAAAACTGCGTGAGAAGGTAGCCAGTGCCATCAATGGCACGGGGCCTGTTGCTGATCCTGCGCCTGCAGCAGTACCTGATGCCGTCACCGGTGAGACCGATAGCCAACGCCGTGTTCGCCTTCGCCGTGAAGCCACCGCTCTGGTGCGTATCCGTGTGACTTGCATGAACCCAGCCAAGAAGGAATGGGAAGGTGAAATCTTCTCTACGGGTAATGCACTGGTGGGCTCGATCAAGAAGTATGTGCCCTTCAATGCAGATGACGGTTGGCATGTGCCCAACATGATCTACGAGATGTTGAAGGCCCGTCAGTGCCAGGTGTTCACCACGGTGAAGTCTGCCCGTGGTGTGGACATCCGTCAGGGCAAGCTCATCAAAGAGTTCGCTATTGAAGTGCTAGATCCACTGACCAAAGACGAGCTGCAAGAACTGGCACAACGTCAGGCCATGGCACGCTCCATCGACTAATTGATGCCTACCAGGTAAACCAATGCCAACATTTACTCCTATAGAGCCCCTTGAGATTGGTGATCTAACCACCGAGACCCTTGCGGGTACTGGTGTGTTTGATGTCCTGATGCGAGCCAACAAGGCTCACCTTGAAGCGGAGTTCAAAGCTGGGCGCATCAAGGGACCGGAGTATTCGACGGTTTACCTGGGCTCCCTGGAATCGGTTCTCCGTACTGCCCTGGAGTTTCTGACCCAAGGTCAGAAGGTGGCGCTGGAAGCACAACTGCTTGAGCAGCAGATTTTGTTGGCTCAAGTGGAAGTGTTGAAGGCCAATGCCCAACTTGCACAAATCACCGCCCAGACAGGTTTGGTGGAAGCACAGACTGCTAATGCACAGGCTGAGCTGTTGATCATCCAAGCCAATGCTCTGAAGATCCCTGCCGAGATCGCTTTACTTGAGCAACAAAAGCTCAACCTGGCGGATGAGCTGGTCACATCAGCCGCTAAGCGTCTGCAGATAGCGGCGGAAACCGCTTTGGTGGAGCAAAAAGCCGCTAATGCTGTTATCGAGGGAACTGTACTGGTTGCCCAAGAGCTGCAAATCACAGCTCAGACTGCGCTGTCTGCACAACAGAAACTCAATCTTATTGATGAGCTGTTGACCGCAGCCAAGCAGAGAGACAAGCTCACCCAAGAGACTTCCAATCTTGTTAAGCAGGCTCTTCAAATTGAGGCGCAAACACTGTTGATTACACAACAGAAGGCTAATGCTGTTCTTGAAGGCACTGTTCTGGTTGCACAGGAATGCAAGCTGCGTGCTGAGTTCGACAACCTGATGGCTAATCTGTTGAAGACAGGTCAGGAGACTGCACTGTTGACGCAGAAGGTGGTGACTGAGCGTGCTCAGACAGCTGCTATCGGTGTGGATGCTGACAGTGTGATTGGCAAGCAGAAGAACCTGTATCAGGCCCAGACCGATGGTTTCAAACGGGATGCAGAGAACAAGGTGGCCAAGATCATGATTGACACCTGGAACGTTCGACGCACCACGGATGAGGGCACGGTGGCAGATGGGACGAACCAATTGAGTGATTCCCATGTGGGCCGAGCGGTGTCAAAGCTCCTTGCGGGTGTAGGTGCCTAACTCCCATGCAGGGAAAACAAGGGAGCTTTCGGGCTCCCTTTTTCATTGAAAGAAGGCCATGGGACTATTCAGCAGCAAAACCAAAATAACTGTGGGTACTGTAGTGGCTCGGGTGATCCCCGATGAATCATTGCCGGACTCCATCAAGAATGGTGTGATCAAGTCCATCTTCGAGGATGGCGATTTATCCGAGCACGTGGTGGAGGCACTGACCGGCAGCATTGGTGTGCGTGCTGAGCGTATGTATGAGTACGGCAAACGTGCGTATGCCCATGGCCTTCCGTCTGGTCAGATGGTTTCATCTGCTATTGGTCGTGCTGAGGTGGAAGCTGTGCTGGCCACGCTTGAAGGCAATACGGTACTGTTGGATTACCTGCACTACTGCCCTGCGAACAACCTCCACATTGGGTGGATGAACTTGGTTTCGTCCAGGGGCTACAACACCACCACCAATGAACTGCCACCACTCAGTGCCAGCAAGGGCACTACTGTGTGGCTACATGACATGGTGGTCGTGGTTCCTGAAGCCAAGTTCCCAACCATGTCACAGGATTCATTGGCTCAATGGGGCCAGGCTCCCTGTGCTGGGTACACCCATGAACGGGCTATTGGTACTGAAGCATCGCGTGGGCTGATCCTGCACTCTCCAGTGGAGACGAGTTCAATTCGCCCTGATGAGTTCTTGCGTGTGACCTACACCTGGTACCTGCCCGTGAAAGACACGGACCCCAATACCTGGAAGAATTACGCTGAGTTCGACATCCCTGTGGTGGGCTATCCCAATGACGCTGAGTACCTCCATGTGAAGTACAAAGTGGGGGGTGTCATCAAGTATTGGATGTACCGGATTGGCTCTGGCACCCATCCCACACTGGATGCACTGGTTGATGCCGCACCAGAAGTGAATGGCACCTTCTTTCCATTCGCCTATTTCCGCTACAACAAGAAGTCGGAGATCGAAGACAAGAGCACCGCGGCATACAAGACCTCCAAGAAACTGGTCAAGTATCTGGGCATGGACTATGACGACATAGCCGCAGCCATTGATGAGAACCCAGACATTGCTAATGTGGAACAGGCCATGCTCATGATGGCTGTGCCTGTGAACACTGAAGACCAGCAGGAGCTGTGGTACCTGTACGAGTTCTTTGAGAACATGTACTTTGCCAATGGTGGTGGGGCAATGACCCGCGATACAGCCGTCATCTTTGCTGGCTTGCTGGGGAAAACCCTGCCGCAAACCAACCTGGTTATTCAGGATTCCCGGTTCAAGATGGGCATCCGGCATAGTGGGATCTACCGCGCCCGAGTGGGGGGAACCATCGGTGCTGTGGGCAGTCATGCCCGTGGTATGGAGACAGTCTACACGGAATACTCTTCGGTCAACCATGAGACCAGCGCAACCCAGATTGAGCTGATCCCCCACAAGTACCACTACTTCCGCAGACAGGTCACTGAGCACCTGTACGAGGAGATCCAGGTGGTGGGGCTGCAGACCCTGTTCTATGTGTTTGAGTCCTTCGCGTC